GGGGGGGGGGGCGGGGCCGCCGTACCGGGTGGAGCATGGGGACGAATAAGGGATGCAGGATGGTGACGCCTTGTGACCGGAGCTGCCGCGGGCAAAGCTGCTGCGGGTGCTGCAGCTCCCCACCGGGCTTGCACCGGACGGGGACGCTGTGGCAGCCCTATGATGAGGGGTGCTGCCACCGCACGCAGAAGGACCAGCCGCTGGTCTGCATGCATCTGCAAGGCCGGCTGCGGCGGGAGTGGATACAGGATATAGAGGAAAATGAGCTGCGGGTATACCCTCGCTGCTCCGTTGCAATAGAGCATGGAAAGGAGAATTTCTGAATGGTTGATTTCATTGCAACCCTTATCGCCTTTGTTGTGTACTGTGGCTTGTCATGGCTCGTGACCGTAGGAATCATCAAGCTGATCACGCTGTGCTTCGGCTGGTCGTTTTCCTTGCTGACGGCCACGGGCATCTGGCTGATCCTGGCGCTGGCAAGAAGCGTATTCAAAAGCCGGAACAGCGATAAGTAGCCGGGGCCTTCTGGCCCCGCCGTAATGCAGCCGCGCCGTTGGGGCGCGCCGGTCACAAGCCCGGATAGATGCAGAGTGCGGCGAAGGAGGTGAAACGGGCCGTGACGAAATATGAGTGGTACAAAGCGCACGGGATATGTCCAACTTGTGGCTGCAAAGATGCGGCCCCTGGACGGGTGCAGTGTCCGGAATGTCTTGAAAAAGAGCGGCTGAAGGCAGTGCAGAGACGGAAAAAGGAAAGCCCGGAACAGAAAGAACGTCATAAACGGCACATCCAGCGTAAAACAGACCTGCTGCACGCCTTCGGTGTCTGCGTAAGATGCCAGCGGCGGGACGCTGCCCCCGGACGCGCACAGTGCGCGTACTGCCTTGCCCGCAGCCGCCGGTATATGCAATCCCGGTTGAGGGAGAAGGGAGTCATGCCGCGGGACATGCTGGGCTGGCCGGGAATATGCAGCCGATGCGGAAAGCCGACAGGCACGCAGGAAGCGCATAAACTGTGCCCCGCATGCCGGGAAGCATCGCAGCGGACCATTGAAATTGCCCGCAGCAGCCGCACGGAAAAGAATTGGTTCGCGCGCACGCACTCGCTCATGGCGTGGGGCAGACCATAAGGAGGTGAAAACAACGGAAAAGCATGAAGAAAAGGCGTCGGAAATTCTGGCCCGCGCCGCAAAACTTCTGAACGACGCCCAAAAAGTATACGATGCGAATTTTGAGCTGATGAAAGAGCAGGACGCCCTGCAGCAGGATCTGCTGCATAAGCTGGAAATCGAAAATCTTACGCGGGATGAGCGTGCGAAGCTGGCCACAGAGCTGCGTGACTGCCGCAGGCTCCGGCGTAAGCACAAGGACGTTGTGGAGGAACTGGAGCCCATTGCAGGGTATTGCGGGACCACAGCCGGCATGCAGGCGGTAAAGCAGTTGTCCCGGTTTGTGGGCGAGCTGCGGAAAGTGGAAAACTACCACCAGAATCGGCACTATGTCCCCAGATCCGGGCACATCAAAGGAGAAAGTCAGGATGCTGAGTGAACAGGAAAAATCTGAAATCCGGGCGTCGTACAAAAATGCGATCGACCCGCGCCAGCACGTGAAAATTTTGATGCAGCTGTATCTGGTGAGCCATGAGGAGATTCTGGACGTACTGGGGCTGCTTTCCAAGTCCGCCCGCCCAAAACCGAACCGAAAAGGCCAGCCGAGACGCATCTACGCGCCGGAGTTCAAGGCAGAGGCAATGCAGCGCCTGCGCTCCGGAGAATCTTTCCGGCGGGTGGCTGAGGATATGGGCGTCAATGTGCGGACCATGGCTACATGGGCCTATCATGTACGAAGGGAGAAAAAAGACTGATGCCAAACTGTAAGTTTTGCGGTAAACCCGTAATATCCGCGCGCGTGATGCACGCCCACTGCTGGGAGATGAAAGTCATGGAGCTGATGGAAACCGTCTGCGACAGCTATTGCCGCTGGCCGCTGGAGTGTAAGAGTTCCGAAGAACTGGAAGAAAAGCACTGTGCTGACTGTGTGCTGATCCAGGCGCTCAACCTCGGGCTGTGAGTGTTGGAAAAGGCCCGGCGTATGCGGGGCCAAGGCTCTTCACGGATAAAATATCCGGATAGGCGATTCATCGGGATGCAAACTGTTCCACATTTCGACAATATCCAGCGGCATCAACCGGAACCCCTTTTTAGAAATACATACACCGTTGCCGAGGTCGGTCAGCACTTTGTAGAGCACCACGACCGCACCGCGCTGCAGTCCGGAGATCCACTGACGGATGACAAGAGCTTGAAGATCGGATACGGCCTGTTGTTTGAGCCAACCTGTTTGCATCGTCGAATCACCATCCCGCTCCACAACACGTCCCATAAGAAGGTCGTAAACAGCCGGGTCAAAGTCCTTCCCTGCATTCCAGTCGTCCACGAGCTTTTCAAGCGTGGCGCGTGTCTGCTCCGGGTCGGCAGCATACGCTTCATGGAGTACGCTTTCGCCCGCGCATTCGTCAATCATGGCGCTGAGTTCGTCAACTGTCATAACATCTCTCCTTTTCTCATGGTTCTGTAAAGAGCGAATTCGTTCCGATCCGGTTACACATGCGGGGCCGCGGCCCAGGAGGGCCGGCGTGGCCGGTCGTAACGGCAGCCCCGCACCAAAAGCCCTGCCCGGAGAACCATCCAAGCGGGGCTAAAGAAGAAGTATGGAGCTGAAAGGATTTAAGGCTCCACACGTACAGGATACCACGGCCCGGCGGCCGTTTCAACTCTGTTTTTTAGGAGCGTGATAGGATTGACCATTCAACAGTGGCGCAGCCTGCGCCGCAACCGGAGATGCAGGTACTGCGCATATGTCCATACCGTTTATGGCCGGGACGGGAGCATCTGCTTCTGCCGGGCAAAAGAAAAGCTTGTGTATGAGGGTCTGCCCCGCTGGTTCTGTCCGATATACACAGTGGAGGATTCATGATGACATTAAAAGATTGTACTAAGGCGGAACTACTGTGGATCATTGACCGGCTGCGCAATCGTGGTTTGTATCGGCTGGATACTATCATCGCCATCGCTTTGAACGATCTGGAATATCAGCGTGAGCAAAAGAAGCTGGATGAAGCCGACCGATTGAATGAGGAGTCCGCACGACTTCGGCAACAGGCGGCGGAGCTGCTGACGCCATACGAAGGCAAGCCTATCCTGGACATCCCGGCAGACGTGCTTGACCATGCGTCTGCCATCCTTGAGGAAGCGCAGGCACTGGAAGAGAAGTGGAACAGACTCATGAAGGTGTGAAAGGAGTGTTCTATACCATGGAACAAATAAACATGACGAAATATCTGCCCTGCACCACCCGTCTGGTGGGTGGCACACTGTACATACTGGACGGCGAGGGGCGTGTGCAGCGCCGCCTGGACCCGCTGCAAACGGCCATCGAGTGGTTCCAGATGAGCAACGACGCCTTCTATGCGCGGTACGGTGTGAACTGGATCCCGAAGGAGCCGTACTATTCGCAGGCGCGCCGGATGGTGCATTCGGGAGATGGCCGCCATGCGTGAAGTTATCCGGGGCTGTGCCCCGGCCGTAATGCAGCCCCCTGCCCGATTGGGCCGGGGCCGGTCCCAAGCCCGGAAAATGCAGAGGGCGGAATTTTGAGAAAGGATGTGGATACATATGGCAAGGAAAAAGCTGCACCGGGAGCCTGTGCTGAAGGACTGGGCGGAAGTGAACGACGCGCTGCGCAGCATCCACGAGTACGAGCACGCGCTGACGGAGATGGGCGTGGATATGTCGCGGCGCATCGACGCCGTGAAAGCTGAATACACCAAAAGCGCGGAGCCGCTGCAGAAGCGTGTCAAACAGCTGGAAACGGACGTTCAGGAGTATGTGGAGGCGCACCGGGAAGATATGGCCGGGAAAAGCCGCCAGCTGACGTTTGGGCGTGTAGGCTTCCGGCAGTCCACGCGGCTGATTTTGGCGAATGCGAAGGTGCCGCAGGCCATCGCCACGCTGCTGGCCATGGGGCGCAGGGAGCTCGTGAAGACGGAACAGAAACTGGACCGGGACGCTCTCAAACAGCAGCCGGAGGAAGTTCTGGAGGCTGTGGGCGCGTATCTGAAAACCACGGATGAATTTTTCTACGACACGGGCGACGCCGTGCCGGAGGAGTAACAAGGAAGGAGGAGCAGCTATGGGTGCTCGGAGACAAGAAAAAGACGGGATAAAATATATCTATGCGCTGGGCCGCGAGTTGGGTTTGTCCGATTCAGCGCTGGGCCATGACGATGATCTGCATATTCTGGTGGAAGGCGTCACCGGCTGCTCCTCCATCAAAGAACTGTCGGCGGCGGAGCAGGACGCCGTCATTCATGAGCTGCTCCGCCGCAAGGCTGCGGCTGCGCCGGAGACGCTGCACAGGAGCAAAAAGCCGCGTCATTACAATGAAATACCGGGCCGCATGACGGCAAAACAACAAAAATACGCCTGGTTTCTCATGAGTGAACTTGAAAAATATGACCCAGCCCCTGATGGTATATCGCTGCGCTACCGTCTGAGCGGCCTCATCGTAAAACAGTTCCACATGACCAGCTTCCCGGAAGATCCTTTCCGGTTTCTGACCTGTGCCCAGGGTGCTGCCTTGATCAACGGCATCAAGCGGATGGCCGAGGCTGCCGAGCTGAAATACCTGCACAGCGACCGATATCGCCGGGATGTTGAGGCGGTGCAGCATGAATGTTGAGCTGCTGGAACTGCTGGAGCTGGACGACTTGCAAGGTGAGGTACGTGAGCTGGCGGAGTGTATTGGAATGGAAGCTTTCCGGCGGCTGCTGGAACGTTATGGCGGTACCGGAAAAATGTATATCCCACAGCCGGATAAGGTAGTGATCCCTGTGCGTGATGTGCTGATTCGCCGGGAGTACAACGGATACAACACCTATGAGCTGGCGCGCAAGTGGAATCTGAGCGACGCATATGTACGGCAAATCGTCAAGGATAAAGCGGCAGAGATCCGCCGGGCACCACCGGATGGGCAGCTGACATTTGACGACCTCCCGCAGAAAATTGGGAGAAATAGTTCACCTGAACAGTCTATAAAAGATAAGGTATGATGAACTCACAACGAGGGCATCGTGCCTTATCTTTTTGTATTTCGGAGGAAATCACAATGACGTTCGACGCCGGAACCTGGTGGCTTCTGACAGTCATCGTAACAACGGTGGTAGGGCTGGTGGGCTTTTTGTTTGGCCGCTCGGTGTTTCGGCAACTGGATGAAAACCGGGCAGATATCAAAGAAGTGCGCGAGAACTATACCCCGCGCACCGACCACCAGAAGGACCTGGAAGCGGTGCGGCGCGAAATGAAGGAAATGCGCACGGAAATGCGGACGGAGATCCGGCAGATGAGCGACGATGTGAAAGACATCAAGGAAAATTGTATCCGGCGCGAGGAATTTGTTTCGCACCAGCTGAAGCTGGAGAACAAGCTGGATCGTCTGATGGAGTTCATGATGAAGCAGGGAGGCAACTGAGATGGACGAAAATGAACTGCGCCGAAAAATGCAGGCCGGAGAGCTTGCGGCCAATAACGGAACTGTGATGCGCACACTGGCCATCGCGGGCTGCGATTTCAAATTTTTAAAGCTGAAGAGCCTGCTGCTGGCGCTGGCGGGCGGCATGGACCGGATGGCGCTGTGCAGCAGCATCAACTACCTGGCGGACAGCGGATACCTGCAGGTGCGATGCATCGAGGACAAGGCTCCGTCCAGCGTTTCGGACGCAGAGCTGGAGGAACTGGAGGTCAAGCTGACGCCGCGCGGCATCCAGCTGCAGCGCTGCGTGAAGAAAGACCCGCTGGTGGATATGTAGGAGGGCTTGAGGATGCGCGGAAAAAACAGGAGCCGCAGCACCATATCACAGCTGCCGCCCGAGGTCCGCGACGTCGTGGATGAGATGGTGAAAGCGACGAACACCTGCACGCTCGCGGATATTCAGAAGTATCTGGCGAGCCTAGACGTCACACTGAGCCTGCAGGCAATCAGCACCTACAGCAGAAAGCTGCTGGCCTCGCTGGAGGATATCCGTGTGACAAACGAGCGGATGAACGCCATGGTACGGGAAGCGGCGAAGTATCCGGAGCTGGATTTTTCCGAGGTGACCAACCGAGTGGCGGGCCAGAAGATTCTGGACGCCATCCTGTCGAAGCCGGACGAAGAGTGGAACGATATCGCGCTGGATAAGCTGCTGCGGGAGATGAACGCGCAGACAAAGGCCGTGGCGTACGCCCGCAGACTGGATATTCAGAGCAAGGATGACACGCAGGCTGCCATGGGCGAGCTGAAGGCGGAGTTCTTCTCAGCCCTCGGCACGGAACATCCGGAGCTGTACCGCCAGCTCATTGCGGCGCTGGAGCGCCGGCAGAAAGGGGCGCAGCGCGGATGAAATGGTACGTCCTTCAGGTCATGACCGGAAGCGAGCGGGACGTATGCACGGCGCTCCGGCGCAAAGGTGTACAGGCTCGCGCTCCGGCCCAGCGGATGGAGATCCGGCGGCGGGGCCAGTGGCAGACCGAGGAGCGGCTGCTGCTGCCGGGATATGTGTTCGTAGGCGCGGACTACAGCGCGGCGTTGTTCCATGTCGTTTCCCCGGTGTACGGCGTTATCCGCTGGCTTGGGCTTCACTGTGGAGAGCCGCAGGCGCTGGACACGCAGGAGGCGCTGCGGTGGCGGCTGGACAGCGAGGAAACGCTGGAACCCAGCCGGGTGCTGTTTCGTGCGGACGGCACATGGCATGTGCTGGACGGGCCTCTGTCAGAGTTTGCGGGTGATGTGGTCCGTATGGACCGCAGGCAGCGGCGCGCATACGTTGTCACGAGTTTGGGCGGCACGCCGCAGCGCATCCGCTTCGGCGTCGTCCCGGTGGACGGTGATGCACGGTGAAGCGGAAGAATCCGCGGCGGGAGCTGGCGCGGCTCACCGGCGGCAGCCATGTGTCCCAGACCATGCTGGACGGGGCAGAGGAGCTGCTGGTACAGGCGGAGAAATTCCGGGCGGAGCTGTAGCTGTTTTTCGCAACATGAAAATAGTGGTTGACAAACGAAAAAAATCTGCTACAATAACCTCAACTTGATACCGTAACAGCGATGAAGGGAATAAGTAGCGCATTTCAGACCTGCAAAGAGAGCCTCCGGCCGGTGTAAGGAGGAGAGGAAGAAATGGGTGAATACATCCCGGAGCAGCCTCCCGAACGTTCGCGTGAGCCAGTAGGGATGTGTCGGGTCCGCCCGTTACAGCGGTAGGGTGTGTCTGCACCCAACGAGGTCGTGTCTGCGAGGGCATGGCGAATATGAGGTGGTACCGCGAGCGTCTGCATCGCCCTCTGTCGAGATGACAGGGGGCGTTTTTTATTCCCTGTCACAAGAAAACAAATGAACATACAGAAAGGAAATTGAAGCTATGGGTATTTATGAGGAACTGGTGGCCCGCGGTTTGATCGCACAGGTCACAAATGAAGAAGAGATCCGCGAGATGGTCAACAACGGCAAGGCCACGTTCTACATCGGCTTTGACTGTACGGCGGACAGCCTGCACGTGGGCCACTTTATGGCGCTGTGCCTGATGAAGCGTTTGCAGATGGCGGGCAACAAGCCCATCGCCCTGATCGGCGACGGCACGACCCTGATCGGCGACCCCTCCGGCCGCACCGACATGCGTCAGATGCTGACCGAGGATGCCATCAAGCACAACGCGGAGTGCTTCAAGCGCCAGATGGAGAAGTTCATCGACTTCTCCGACGGCAAGGCGCTGATGCTGTATAACTCCGAGTGGCTGAAGCCGCTGAACTACATTGAAATGCTGCGCGAGGTGGGCGCCTGCTTCTCCGTGAACAACATGCTGCGCGCCGAGTGCTACAAGCAGCGCATGGAGAAGGGCCTCAGCTTCCTGGAGTTCAACTACATGATCATGCAGAGCTATGACTTCTACTACATGTTCCAGCACTATGGCTGCAACATGCAGTTCGGCGGCAACGACCAGTGGAGCAACATGCTGGGAGGTACCGAGCTGATCCGCAAGAAGCTGGGCAAGGACGCCCATGCCATGACCATCACCCTGCTGCTGAACTCCGAGGGTAAGAAAATGGGCAAGACCGCCAGCGGCGCTGTGTGGCTGGACCCCAACAAGACCAGCCCCTTCGAGTTCTTCCAGTACTGGCGCAACGTGGATGACGCCGACGTGCTGAAGTGCATCCGTATGCTGACCTTCCTGCCGCTGGAGGAGATCGACAAGATGTCCACCTGGGAGGGCTCTCAACTGAACGAGGCCAAGGAGATCCTGGCCTACGAGCTGACCAAGCTGGTGCACGGCCAGGAGGAGGCCGACAAGGCCAAGGCCGCGTCCAAGGCGCTGTTTGCTGGCGGCGGCGACACGGAGCATATGCCCACTACCGAGCTGACCAACGATGATTTCGGCGGCGGCAGCATCGATGTGCTGACCCTGCTGGTGAAGTGCGGTCTGGCGGCCTCCAAGGGTGAGGCGCGCCGGCTGGTGCAGCAGGGCGGCGTCTCCGTCAACGATGAGAAGGTGGCGGCCATTGAGACGACTTTCGGCTGCGAGCAGTTCACCGGCGACGGCGTGGTCATCAAAAAGGGCAAAAAGGTGTTCCACAAGGCTGTTTTGGTGTAAGCTGTGCGCTGCATCTGTAATTATTGCCATCGTTTTTTGGAAAAGCCGCGGTATGACCGCGGCTTTTCCCTATGCAAAGGAACTTTTCCCGGGAAAAACGTTGCATAAAGGCGGGAAATATACTATAATATCCCGCGGTGTGCAAATTTTGAATGAATGAGTGATACACGATGAAAACACACGATTTTTACTTTGACCTGCCGCAGGAGCTGATCGCGCAGACACCGTTGGAACGGCGGGACGGCTCACGGCTGTTGGTGCTGGACAAGAAAACAGGGGCGGTAGAGCACCGGCATTTTTACGATCTGCCGGAGTATCTGCGTCCGGGCGACTGTCTGATTCTGAACAACTCCCGGGTGCTGCCGGCACGGCTGCTGGGCCATCGGGTGCCCGGCGGCGGGGCCTGCGAAATTTTGCTGCTTATCGACCGGGGCGACAATGTGTGGGAGTGCCTTGTCCGTCCGGGGAAGAAGCTGCGGAAGGGCGCACAGGTCATTTTCGGCAGCGGTGAATTGACGGCGGAGGTGGTGGACGAGCTGCCCGACGGCAACCGGCTGGTAAAGTTCTCTTATGAAGGAATCTTCCTGGAGGTGCTGGAGCGGCTTGGTAAGATGCCCTTGCCGCCGTACATCAAGGAGGAGCTGCAGGATCAGGAACGCTATCAGACGGTGTACTCCAAGGTCAACGGCTCGGCGGCGGCGCCCACAGCGGGGCTGCACTTTACGCCGGAGCTGCTGGAGCGAGTACAGGCAATTGGTGTAAAGGTAGGATACGTTACACTCCATGTGGGACTTGGAACCTTCCGCCCGGTGAAAGAGGACGAGATCACCGACCACACCATGCACAGTGAATACTGTGTGATCCCCCAGGAGACGGCCGATCTTATCAACGAGACGAAGAAAAACGGCGGGCGGGTCATCTGCGTGGGTACCACCAGCTGCCGCACGATAGAATCTCAGGCAGCGGAGGATGGAACCATGCGTGCCAGCGCCGGATGGACAGATATTTTTATCTATCCGGGGTACAAGTTCAAGGTGCTGGACGCACTGGTAACAAACTTTCATCTGCCGGAGTCCACACTCATCATGCTGGTATCGGCATTGGCGGGACGAGAGCACGTGCTGGCGGCCTATCAGCAGGCGGTGGAGGAACGGTACCGCTTCTTCTCGTTTGGCGATGCGATGTTTATTCAGTGAAAGCAGGAGAGAGAAATGTTCAAGGTCATCAAAAAAGAGGGAAAAGCCCGGCGAGGTGTGTTTACCTGTGCCCATGGCGGCGAAGTGCAGACACCGGTGTTTATGAACGTAGGCACCCAGGCCGCCATCAAGGGCGGCGTCAGCGCTATCGACCTGAAGGAACGGCTGGGGACGCAGATCGAACTATCCAACACCTATCACCTGCATCTGCGGCCGGGCGACGACGTGGTGCGGCAAATGGGAGGACTTCATAAGTTCATGCGCTGGGATGGCCCCATCCTCACCGACAGCGGCGGCTTTCAGGTGTTCTCTCTGGCAGGGCTGCGAAAGATCAAGGAGGAGGGCGTGACCTTTGCCAGCCACCTGGACGGACACCGCATCTTCATGGGTCCGGAGGAGAGTATGCGTATCCAGAGCAATCTGGGCAGCGACATCGCCATGGCCTTTGACGAATGCGTGGAAAACCCCGCGCCCTATGACTACGCCAAGGCCTCCTGCGAACGGACGCTGCGGTGGCTGGAACGCTGCAAAAAGGAGCACGACCGGCTGAACGCATTGCCGGACACGGTAAACCCCGAACAGATGCTTTTCGGCATCAACCAGGGCGCCACCTACGCCGATCTGCGGATATGGCATATGCAGCAGATCGCCAAGATCGACTGCGACGGCTATGCCATCGGTGGACTGGCGGGGGGGGAGCCCACGGGGGGGGGGTATGGGGGTAACGACGCGGGGGGGGC